TATCAGAAATAATGGAATCGAACCATTATTCAAGTATCTGATTAACTACCCGTGTAGTAGGTAGAGCGAACCATCGCTTTTTGTGGAGCCAGTATACGACTGCACCACCCTTTCCTTCCAGTGCTCCCACAGGGAGTCGCAGGAGCGTTCAACAAACGCCATCTCGTTACCAGCAGTTGGTTGGCGAGAGTCACCTTGCTTATCCGCTTAACTCATATGAAGTGCAACAAGGCACCCGGTCAATTCCGGGTTCTTGGCCGATTCCTTACGCATCGATTACCGAGTCTTGAAAAACAAGATTGTCAGCCGACTTCAGGCGCCCAAAAGGATTCCTCCTCAATTACAAATCTGGATGGGAATTTCGCCCAACACCTGTCTGAGAATACTTCAACGGTGATACTCCGAGGCGCAAAGGTCAGTAGAGATGTATGCCGGGGTTGGTAACTCCCGAATATACCCTTTCACACCGACTTGACAAAATTTAACCTGTTGCGAGCGCCAATCAGGTCCATCTCAATCCACACTCCTTCTCCTTTCCTAAATCGAACTTTACCAAAATAATGTTCGCACCTCCTCCTGTTGATCCATAACCACATCTCCCTTCTGGAAATCTTTATCATACGAAGAATCTTGGGGACATTCATCGTATTAATGCCATAAGGGGTACAGCCTTCTCTAAGGCGGGTCATTCGAAAATCTTCAGAAAGAGTGGAAGACTCTAGGTCGGAAAACCAAGCATGATAAACACAAGCCGCTCCCCAGCGGCCGTCCCACTCTTGAATTTCGTCTTGAGACGAAAACCAAGAGCGAGATACTCGTTTCCAACCTACGACGGGAATCCCTGGCTTAAGACAAGGAATAGGAGCTTCGTCTATCTGTTCGAGATAGAATAGCTCCCTAAACCACATACCAGTGGCATGCAGAGTCCGTCGATCCACATCTAACCCCAATCCCCGTGTCAAAGATCTCCGAGAAGCGTGCAAAGCACGCTCATTAGAGCGAAGAAAAAGTTCTCGAACACAACTTTTCCTCAACGCTCCATACCCGGCACAAGCTGAATAAAAACGACCGTTCAGCGAGCAAATCTTCTCTGACATGTCACCTCTTGGAAAAATAGCAGAAGGGCGAACGAAGCCCACAAGCTTCGCACCCTTAGGTACAGACCAAAAAGGAGTTGAATTTAGTGTAAAAGCCCTGGGATGGACCATCGTTTTTCCTAAACTCAAAGTCAAACCGCCTTTAATTACATTACGCTCCCACTCTTTGTGTTCTGCGGGCGTCGCACGAAAAACAATATCGTCGCCATTTATCCGAACCGGCACAGGCCTACGGATAGAATACCGAAACGTAATGTAATTAATAAGGCATAACATGGGAAATGATGTTAGCTGTCCCATGAGTTGACCTCTGTTTTGCCGAAACAATTCATTGGTTCCAGATAATCCTAGATTGGAATTATACGTGGATAGGGCGTGTTCTTTTATACCTTGAGGAACGGTATAAGACTGCCCTAGCAACTCACTCATGATCGCTTTTTGGAGATCAGCATTTAAATTGTCAGTGGCGCTTTCGTAATCGCCACTTACAAAGATTTCGCCCCTCTTTGGCGAGAAATCTTTGAATCGTGCTGCTTTCGCATCTCCGCGAAGTAACCATGGGAAACGGGAGAGATGAGAGTACATGGCTTTGTGAAGTGGACGAAGAGCATTATCAACCCTAGGGGGGATCGCAATGATTCTCCACTTCCCACCTGTATCTATAGCCTGTACTTTAGAAACCCCTCGATGACGTGGTGCTACTGATTTAACAACATATGAAGTAAAATCAGCCCTAAGCTCCCTAGACTGAGCGTCTAGTCCACGACATCCTCCACCCTTACGACTATTCTCTGAACAAGAGGTTATAGGTAGGGTGTTTGTCAAGCAATTATCAACGTAAGAACGATCCCAACCAGGTCGGAACAGCTTTCTAGTCAATCTCAAGGCAAAAGACTTGAAATCATCATCTGGGGGCGACTGTGGAGCCGCCATCTTACGAACATAATCCTCAACCAGAGGTTTCTTCCCTGGAAGAGTCTTCCTAAAAAGGAAGAGAGAATGAGCAATCCCGAACTTGGATTGCTCGGAAAGACACGCAACTGCGTCCTTCCACGGATGTGTTAAATCACCTTCAATCATTCCCGTACAGAAACTTTTGAGTTGCGTATGAGATTCAAATCGAGGATATGTTAAAGCGATACCGTACAATCGCTCTAAACATTCCACAAACGATTTAAATTCACCATGGTGATCAATCGATGAACTTGAAAGACTCCCAAAAAGAGTTTTACTATCAAGTACCATCCCTCGCGGGTATTACTTCCCGAAAAAAGTAATAAG